ATGACAGATATTCAAGAAGCAAATTACAGAGTAGATACTACAAGTGTTGATACGCCGATGACAAGAATTAGTAGATCGCAGTATCAAGGTTTTTCTAACAAAACAGATTTAGGTTTGCCCACACAATACTGGGTCCAAAGATTTATAGATAAAGTTACTATGACTTTATATTTAACACCAGGTAGTTCACAAGCAGGAGACTTTATAAATTTTTATTACACAAAAAGAATTGACGATGTCGGAGCATACACAAATGCAACTGATGTGCCATATAGATTTGTACCTTGTATGATTATGGGTTTATCTTATTATCTAGCTTTAAAATATGCACCACAAAGAGTTCAAGAATTAAAATTATTATATGAAGATGAATTAAAAAGAGCAGAGTCT